CTGTCCTGGATGGCCACCAGGGGGGCGGCGTGGGTCTTTTCTTTTTCAACCGGTTGTGTGTAAACACGGAGCACATGTAGATGTGCACAGGTTTGTGCGAAGGTGGGGCACAGCAAGTGTGGCGACCCTATATTGATTAGGGCACATGCGGGGGTGGGTTAATGCGCGGTTAAGACGTTGAACTTTGCCCGCTAACAGGGTGCGATGAGTTAGTTGGATACCCTTTGATAATTCCAACACAGGCTACACTGGGACATTTAGTCAGATGAGCCGATGTAGATAGCCGATAAGTATGGGTGTAACTGTCGGTAAATCAACCACCTGCTAAACAACAAAACAACAACAAAAAGGGTCAAGACGTTCCCAAATTACGCAACCGTACCATTGCAAAACGTCCTACAGCAGTTAAAAAGTCACGAAAGGTGATCACTAAGAAGGAGAAGTGCTTTCGATCGTCAACTAGATCACTTTCTTTACCTCTCAGTTGTATATTCGAGACTTTTAATCCAAGCAGCGTCACTAACGCCGTACTACTAGGTGATCGTTACTACTTGGCACTAGATTCCTGCTGGTCTAGTGAAAATCGTACTGGCACAGCAACTCTCACGGATGGGACTGTCGTCAAGCCAATATTGAGCTCTGAGATACATTATGATGTAGCCACATCTATGTATTTTTATGCTCAGGTTGGGTCCACATCTTCGTCCTTTAAGGACTTTGTGGAGCCATCTTTTGGTGACGATGTTGTCTTACTTCCTTTGCGTCGTAAAGATTCGACGATTGAGAGATATGTGCTTCCTGGTAGAGTACGTGGTGTTTCAAATGCTCATAACCTTTCGGGCCGACCTGGGATTGGTCGCCTTTACACTTATACTTGTGAAACCTTACCTGGTGATTGTGGATCTTTGGTGATTTCAAACCGGGGTTTTTTGGGCTTTCATGTTGGGTGTGACCTTGTGTCGAAAGTTAATGTGTTTTGGGCACCTCCTTTATTGTCTTCTGAGAATCATCGTAGGATAGTGTCTGCACCGCGAGACACTGATCGCTTTAAGGTTGAGATGCGTGTAGGTCAAGAATCTCTTGTAGCTATGCAACCTGCACCATCTGATTATCTCGGGCATCAATCTACAAACTCTAATTCTTTGAGTGAGATAGTTGATGCCATCGTAAATCCATGGTCTCCCTTTTGCATCCGAATTCCAGATGTCGTAATTGCACCAACATCCACAGGCAAATTGTATGCTAACCGAACCTACAACATAACATCAACTGGCTCTGCAGGATCTGCTGAGGCCACAGGGCCCAATATATTGTTTGGCATGCACACAAAATTGTCTGTGTATTCTACTACTGTGCCTGCGTCATCATCCTCAAATATTGGGGCGGGGACGTTTGCTCCTTACAATTACACTCCTGGGAACATTTTGAGTCCGATCCAGTGGGGTCTGAATACATATACGGATCCTTATACCGCCTTTGCAGGATTGGGTGGTGGGTCGATTCCAACTGGGCCTTGGAGTGACGACTTTGGTTCTTCGTTATCCTCCATGATTAAGTATGTTACTGCTTTCCGCACGACCTCAGCTGGTATCCGTGTACGTGTCATAGGTTTACCTTCTGGGCAGTTTATGACGCCAGGTAAGATTTACTTTGCTCAAGTACGTTATAGTAACTCTGATTTGCCATTAACGGAACAGGATTTTGTAATCTTGGAGCAAATGGGTCGAGCCGTTCACGTGTCAGCTGATGCTGTCAGGGAAGCAGGTTCGAAAACGATCTTTTATACCCCTGATGCACCCGAGAAGTTTGACATGACCTCTTCTTTTATCATACCTCCTGGTATTCTCAATAATACTGATAATTCAGGAGGTTGGGTTGGGAATACCACAGCTGGTGTTCGTTATTTTCCTAAATATAATGATACGAATTTTGTTCCCACTTCGACCATGTCGAACAACTCTTTTTCAATTATCCCTTATGATACTGCTGCCACTATTTCAACAGCTAAGGGTATTGAGGATGCTACAGATATGGGAGCTGCAGATCAAACTGCGGTTTTACTGGTAGCTTATTTTGGGGCTCAAGACGGTGTTGTTCTTGAGGTTGACTATGCTCTTAATTTTGAGTATATCCCAAATAAGTCAGCTCCAGCCGGAATTGAGGCTAAAGTTCAGCTTCCAAATGCACTTATGTTAGATAGTATTTATTCCGCAGCTGCTGTGCTGACTGAGGCTAAACCATATCTCATTCAATCTAAGGGCGACAAGACTGTAACGTCGAGCTCACGTTTGGGACCCCAGGTATCAAAAGAATCGTTGTTAGTTAGAGAGCGCTTGACAAAGATGGTTGCTTCTTCACGTGGGAGAGCTTATCGTGAAGGGTTTTGGGATTTTGATTGGTTAAAATCCGGGAATATAGGAGGTTTGTCGTGGGATTTTCGCGACAAGCCTGCTGTTGCACCAGCCCCACAACCGAAATCTCCCACAGTTACAAAGACTAAGAAAAAGGCTAAGAAACTCAATAGGAAATTGGGTATGTAGAGTCTTTACCATTCTTTTAGTTTTAGCGCTCAACCATTATGTATATATTTATAGTGTGTCATGATTGATGACTAGTGCTTCTTGGTTGAAGGAGCATTATTGGTAATTTTAGTTGGTTCGCCGTGTTAGACGGTTCTAATTTGGGCTTTAAGCCGCGCGACGAGGGAGCCGGTGCATAGAACATCGGGGTACAAAATTGATCTCCTTTATTGAATGTCACGTACTACAATATTGCAAACCAGCCAGGGCAGAAAGGGGGGCGAAGGAATGTCATCTATTACTGTTTGCAAGAATCTAGGTGGATTCTTGACAAATTTCCAACGCCTGGCGTGCCGCCGAAGCACTGAAATACAACGTGTTCAGTTAAATGGTACAGACCATACCACCATTAATAGTATGGATAGTACAGCTACCAGGGTAGTCTATGAACGACGTAAGCTATATTCGGTGTTACCTGAGGTTCAAAGCTTCTGGAAATATCTCCAGTTGATCTGCCACCGACGTGATGATTATAACATAGGAGGAATTGTATTTTGGTCATTTGCTTTTAGACACTTGAAACACATCTTGCGCCAGGCTAATCCTGATGTATATTGGGATTCTGGTGTTATATGCGATCTAAGTTGTCTTTTATTCTTCACTATTCTTTATTGTTTGTTGTATGTTTATCGATCATTTTTTTCATTCACGTACCAATATACTAAATATACATCTTGGTATTTTCATGGGGATATCTTATCTCATATAAGCCAATACTGTGATTTGGACACCACAGTATCATTATATAAATTTAAGGCTTTTCAAATGTGTCCATTGCAGCAATCCTCAAGGTTAAGTCTTGGTTATTCCACATTGAGTAGTATCATTTCATTTAGGTTTAAACATCGTCAAACACTGTTAGGTAGATGGATATTAGACAGAAGTTTAGATCGAGATACGCTACCATATTTTGATGGTTTATTCTACTCATTGGAACCACGTATTCGAGAACAACTCTACGCTTGGATAAGAATGCAACACAATGCATTGGAGTTGTCTCGTGATTCAATCTTGATGTTTTTTATGTATTTGTTGTCTATTGGGGAGACTTGGGACCTCAAAAGACCTCACTATTTTCGTTCTTATCAATACTACTCAGTTGCATTGTTTCAAGTGTATTACCATTGCTATATAGTGCCCGCAATAATTGTGGATTATCATCGACTTCCACTGTCCTGCTTACCAGTTATTGGACCAGAGCTTATTGGTAATGAGTATACCATTTTGTATCGGCAAATAATGTTTGAACATGGGGGTGACGGCGTGGATATTATATGTATGCAGTATCCGCGATTATTAACAATAGTTTGTAACGTAGTAGGTTTATCAGAGTTTTATAGGGTCTATTATGAGGCTGGTGTGCCTCAATGTGACTCAACACTACCTACTGCTTTATCATTGTTAACTAACCCAACAACTTTTTCAACACGGCCTTCCAGGCGTACACAAATTCAGAGTGTTAGATTACCTAGTGGAAATCATTGGACAGAACAATTAGAGTACCATAGTGCTCTTGTCCAATTCGTTCCTGGTGAATCACCTAATTATTTCGCAACTGGTTTGGCTATTTTTGCCGCAATGTGCTGGGCAAAGTTTTATTCAGTCAAAGATTCGATTCGTTATAAAGTAGAGGAATTTCCTTTACACTGGAGGCAGCGGTGCACCATTTTGGGACACTTCTACTTTATGATGATATCTGTTTTGATTGAAGAATGTTTAATTGGTCCGATGTACAATGGTTTGGGTCATTTGTTTATAGGTTATGTGGAACTATTTATGCTTTTGCGTCAACGAAGAATTACGACTGCGTTGTATAACTTCTTTGCTCATCAAGCATATTTTTTCACTGCATTGTACCACGGTGTAGATTATGCGTTTCTTTCGCATTTTTCCCACAATTTTATGGTTTTCTGTTTTCGTTCTGGGAATTACACCATTGGATACGTTCTTTGGCTTTATACACTTATTGAGTGGATGTGGATCCCCTATAGGTGCCTGGTCGAATGGTCTTTGTATCCTGAAGAAGGTGTTTATCCCCTCATGATTGTCAATAAACAGCATTTTGTGATACTTTTAATGTTGGTTTTCAAGGTCATTTCATTGCTTTTTTCTTATCCAACGTATCACATGGTGGGACACCATGGATTACGATTGAGAGCTAAGAAAGAGGCACGTAATCATCAACGATTCAAGAAACCTGATGTGGGAGGGAAACACAAAAAAGTTGTTCCTGGGCCCGTAGTTCCTATACCAACCCCAACTCCAATAAACCCTACACCTCATTTAGAACCTGTCCCAGTGGCGGGACCAGTGTCTTGTGAAGAGGAAAAGGAAGTAATTGAAGGATATACCTTTATTGGCTTCAATTTTCTTGTTAAGGAAGGTAAACGAGTTGTGTTGGTGGAAGAGGATGGGATTCACCAGTACAATTATCACACATGTGATGTTGTAAAGGTGGATATACCTGAATTTTCATTTTTTGGTCGCTTATTTCCTTCAGTTCATGTACAAGTCTGTGCTGAATTGATGCAAGTTGTGAAGTCGACTTTGCGTTTGTTACCAAACGAATCCCGCAATTACAGTGTTGTTGTCAATTATCTGTTGGAGTACTGGAAGGACGTTCCGACCCACATTCGTGATGCTCATGAGATAGTGTACATTCATTTTTTGTTTACCAAGAGTTCGCCAGCCTTGGTCAATAATCAGAGTGCATTAGTCCTTAGTCGTGCGAACTGTGGGGGTGTATTTCAAATACCGTATTCTGATGCCCCGTCTCAGACCTACATTTTTAATGGTCGATGGATAGTTCAGAGGGCAAGGGGTTTTCATTTTGACACACACAAGAAGACGGGCGCCGTCACCAAGGTTAAGTTTGATACACAGAGGATTCGAGAATTTAACGCAGATACTTGCAAACATGCATATGCCATTTTAGCACCAGCTCGACCATTTTTGGTCTACGGTGATAGTGCTGTAAATGGATGTGGTGCTTTGTCTCGTTTGTTTAAAAATGCTGAGCCTACAATCCCTAATTTCCATGCTCGCCAATACCAATTATTATCAGATATCCCAGTTGATATTATTGAGCGATTGGCTGGCCCAGTGGATGCGGTACATTTTGTTCATGCCGGGACTCATTCGCTTGTAACACGACGCGTCAAGTATCCAACTCCCCGATATGATGTGGAGCTTGCCAGGATGGTTTATACTGGTCACACTACATACACTTGGGAGGACAATACTAGAGGTTCAGTTGTGCAACTAGTTGATCGTTTGGCAACTGGTTCTAACCCAATGCAACTATGGTGGATGAACTTAGTTAACACCATGGTTGAGTTTTTTGGAGCTGCTTGTTTGTACTTGGTTGTGCATCTGTACTCTCCTATGCACACTTATATGCTTAGGTTGCCTATGCTCGACTTCTGGGTGAATCTGCCTCATCCTAAACGATTGTATTACCAGTCATTATTGTTATCTGATAAAACACGTTACAAAATAGAGCATAATGTTGGTGAGTTTGAGTTGCGACTCAAAAGGGAAATGGCCAAGGTTGGGAAACAAGCACGATTTTACGGTGCAGGGGGTCATTTGGCTCTATTAGGACAGAGTGAGGTTCAGTTAGGATTGACGGTTTTCAAACAACGCCTCAGAGTTGGTTCTATTCCCACTGGTACTTTGTATGCGTATTATGTTGACGCATCAGAAAAGTCTGTGAGTGACGCAATGTACCGTGAGGCTACAAGTCTGCCACCAGGGGATGCTTGTTTTTATTTCAAGTCTGATGATGGATTCTTAATATATAATGATGGATTTTCTATTAGATTGTTTGAAACTGACATTTCCGCTTGTGACTCCTCTAATGGGTTCCCTGTCATGGCCCTTGTTCTCTACTATTCTAGATTGCTTGGTGTTGAAGCTGGAATTTTTGATTACATAGTGCAACTTGGTAGGGGTGCTATTTTTCGTAATCCAGATAATGAAGCTGAGTATGTGCATCTCCTCTCTGAGACATATTTTGAATATTCAGGAAGCAAGCTCACAGTCTTGTTGAATTGTATGGCAATGCTGTGTATTGTTCATGGTGTCTGTTTGGAATGGAATGACGCTGTTGGTTTAGATGGAGGTTCACTTCCTGGAGACCGAGTACCTTCAGTGGACCTGAATAAGGTGATTGCTGATGGCGCTCAACGTTTTGGTTGGAAATTAACAATAGATGAACGGAATTCCTACAACAAAATTACATTCTTGAAAAGAGCTTATACTGGAAAGGTTTCTTGGCTTGTTTATGGGCCAATTTTGCGTTCGTTGGTTGTAGTAGAGGCTAAGCCAACTGCACAACATTTTGGTCTCACTAACGCTCAATTTGTAAAGCTCTCTGATAGTCAGAGGCTTGATCAGCTTGTGCAGATGAAGGCCAAGTCATTATGCAACGAACCTGATTCAGTTATAGTGTGTGCGATTAGAGCTAGAGCTGGTTTACCAGAAAACACATCCAATGGTGAGGTTACTTTGGCGGACTTACAACAACGATATGATGTTGGGATTCATGATTTGTTGTATCTATCTGACTGTTTACGGAATCTACAGTTGGGGGATTATATATGTTGTCCCGCTTTAGAACGTATTTACCATGTGGATTATGGAACCGAATTATCCCTTGAGGTTGAGTCAAGGATAACAATCCCCACAGGTTTGGGTTCTTTGCTCTAATAATATGTAACCAGGGTGGCCTCCCTTGTTGCAATAATGTTCGGAAGAGGGTCTCGACACAGTACAGACTGTGTTTAAATAAAAAGCCTGGGGCTTTTAGTATAACACACATACTTTTTATCCACGTTCGAATCGTGGCGTCCGTGCTTGCTTGCACGGGTGGACGTACCACACCAAGCAATCTAGAATAGTAGAGAACAAGGGCCATGACAGGGAACCCA